TTGTGCCGTTTTGTTAAACTACCATTTATATATATATCAACAATGTTTTGAGAGGTTGTTCTAATAATAATACCAACCCATTTTTTTATAGGTATAGCATCTACATATATGTCATCATAATATGCTCTTCCAACACTATTATTATTATGATATACGTTCATTCTTACTAACATACCTAATAATGGATAGCTATCCATTAAGTCATCAGAATAATTACGTTTGCCTTTATATAAATACACGCCCGGAGCATTATTTGGTCCAAATAATCCAGACCCACCTTCACCTACTGAATTAGGTGGCGAACCTTTATTAAATACGTGCATATAATCGGAGTCATCTTTATATTCTAAATTAGTAACATAAATCCAAAATGAATAAGTAAATTCAATACCTTCATATTGATTATTACTTCTTAAAAGAGGAATAGATGTTTTTGCTCCTAATGCTTGGGTAATAGTTAAAGCTTCTGTTGCATCTTTCATACCGCTTATAATATATGGTGTTTTTGACGGAGATAACATAATAAATATTATTTTGCTTCCAATGTAAAATAAAAACGAAAAAATTATGATTATTGCTAATATAAAAGTTAATCTTGATATCATTGTGTTAGATGTTAAAAAATCATTTAGCGCGCTCTTTTTATCGCTTTGATACGGAATTAATGAACTCATATTTTTTTTTAAATTGTCCAAAACTCCTTCGGGTGGATTCATATTATTACTATTATATAATAATAATAATAATAATAATATTAATAATATTATTTATTATTTTATAAAAATAACAAAATAATAAATAATAAATAATGAAATAATTTACAATGTAATAGTTCCTTTTTCTTTGTTATATTCGAGAAAGCTGATTTTTAATCTATATTTATTAAATATAGATGTTGCGAGTTTTGAATTAATACCTGCTTTATAAATTTTATAGGCTTCTTGTGGATTAATAGAATGCCCTTCATAACGTATGCGTGTAATATACCCTTCAAAACCACTATTGGCAGTTGAACCGGCCAATTGCATGTTTCCTATATATATATTTTTTTTGGATTGGTCTTCATTGTAGTTTTTATATAATCCGTGTAATATAAATGAATTGCGTAATTTACCGTCTAAATATACATCCAATGTGCGAGTATCTACACTAAGAGTTAAATTATTCCATTTTTGAACAGGAATATTAGGTATTTTGTATCTTGTATAATTTGTTTGATTAGATAGTGTTGAACTCTGTACTTTGTCTAAATATGTTTCAATATCAATAAATAAATTATTTTCATATTTATCTAATGCAATATTTATATTTTTATATACTGTGGTAGTTGTTTGCATTGTGTGTTTAGCACTAATGCCTGTTAATGTTGTTTGTAATTGTGGAACAGTTTTTGCATTTTCTTTAGGTGACATAAATAAAATATTCTTTTCAGAGGCTATATTATCACCCCAATTTTCTATATAAAACCACACACTTAACATAAAATTAGATGAGCTTGTTTCTGGTATATCTTTAGAAAATACGGCATTTTTGTTACTTGAAAATAAAGCGCTAGCAGTACTAGCACTATCTAATCTCTGAACTGGCTCACTGGCATCACACATAATGTCAAATATTATATTTGTTTTGAAAAATAAGTTATTTAGTCCCCATACAAGAACTATTACAAGAACTATTATTATTATTATATTTACTATAGACATTATAAATATATATATAAAAAATATTATAATGTTTTTATTAACACTAAAATAATAAATTTAAAATATTTAATTTAAAATATAAAATTTAATCTCTTAAATTAAATTTAATATTTTTTATATTTTTTATATTTTTTATATTTTTTATATTTTTTATAAAAAATGTTTTTTAAAAAATCTCTCAATTATGTGTTATTTTTTGATAAATTGTATAATAATTCGATTGTAGAAGGCGACCTTACTTTATTATAATAATATATTTCTTTTATGCTTCCGTGAATGCCGTCGCGTTCACCAATTGTTATAGTATCTCCTTTAAAATAAGGCGACACGTTTTCTTTTGAACCTACTAATTTACCATCTATAAATACATCTATTAAATTATTGTCATAATTTATTACAAAAAACAGCCATTTTTGGAACTTAGGATTTGTCATCTCATATATTGTATCTAATTGGTCGCCTCTATTACTAATAGTTCTTGATTTTACAATTATTTTTTGCGAGCTACCATTATAATATATTACAGGTTTATAAGCATAATTGAATAAAACAGTATCTTTTGTATATGCTAGCGATGTATTTTCTGGCTGTGGATTAAGATAAATATAGAAACTTAAGCTATAAGTATAGTTATATGGAAATTTTTCTTTACTTATTATTGAATTTGAGTATGTGGTTTTAATATTAAAGGCGCTATTTACATCATTAAATAATATAAATGAATGAGTTTTAATATTTGAATTATTAGCGCTAGCGTCTTTTATAGAACGAGAGTCGGAGCTAGTATTAGCACTAGTTCCAATACCAATAGAGCTATTAACTTTATTTAATTGTTCTTTATATTCATTTTTATCCATATTGAAAGCATCCATTATTTTATCTAATTTTTCTTCGTTGGGTTTTTTATGTTCTTCGACGGTAATATTGGGAACAGTTATAGGTCTACTTAAATATGTATTTAAGTTTTGGTATTTTCCTAAAGTTTTCTCTTCGTTTAAATAAAAAGGCCCACTACCTTGTAAAATATCGCTTTTATTAAATGTTCTTATAAATTTAAATAGCATAGGTAAAAAAAATAGTGACAACACTAATAATAGTAATATGAAAAATAATATATAAACTGATGAAGGTGTTAATCTAATATCGTTATTTATTTCATCTGTTAAAATTACAAGTAAACAAGGAATAAAAAATACAAAATTTTTAAATATGCATAAAAAATATTTGGCATAACTTTTTATTAATTCAGTGTATGCGATTTTTTCTCCAGCTTTTAGTCCTGTATTTTCTATTTCACAATAGATTGACCCATTAGATGATGTTTTTATAGAAAAAAGCTTAGCTATTATTGCTAATACTATTAAAACTATTAATAATAGTAATAAATTTTTTGTAATGTTAAAAATATTGTCATTAACTTTGTGCAAATAGAAAGTATAGTTTAATATGAATAATGGTAAGCTAATTAGCAACAATAAGTAAAATAAATATTTCATTATGTTAAATAGTGGGCTTGTTAATGTGGCTTTTAGGTTTGCTTTATTTATAGTTGCTGATTTGTCGTCTTTGATGTTAATAATCTTTCTTGAGTTTTCATTATAAATATCAGTATATGCTGTATCACTATTGTGTTTTTTTACAGAATCCGAACTAGATTTATCATCACTACTAGATTTCTCCTCGCCACTAGATTTCTTCTCAATTCTATCATCCAAAGGTATATGATTTCTATAAACAAAAAAAAGGAAACAATATATACTAAATGCAATTAACCCTATAGTAACTAAAATCTCATATTTACTATTTTTAATGGCAAATAGATTTTGCTTTTCATTTAAATAATAAAACAAACATAATATTGTTATAAGTACTATGCTAATAAAATAAGTATAATATTTATGTGGTTTATCTTTTACTGTAAATCCATTAACTATTTTGTCTACTATTCTTATAAAAATAGTGCTTAAAAATTTAAAAAATTCACCTATTTTTTCACTACTAGAATTGAATAGCTCTTTAAATTTTGTAACATTAGATGACATAATAATATAATATAATATAATATAATATAAAACAATATAATATTATAACTACTAACTACTAATTATTCAATAACTATTTAAATAGCATTATAAATTTTCACAAGCTGTTTTTCTACCATGGCAATCTCTGCACAATGCTTCCAAATTATCTATAGCGTTTGAACCTCCATATTCAAGTTTTATAACATGATCTACTTCAAACCACGCAGGTAATTGTTTTTGACAATGCTTACAATGCCAATTTTGAGATGATGCTACATATTTCTTTTTTGTTTCACTTACGCTTCGCTTTGTAGAAGTATTTCCGGAATATAAAATCTTTTGTTGCTGTTTTGATAAATTGTGATTATGATTTTGATTTTGATTTTGATTGTGATTTGAAAACGTTACTGATTTGCGATTATTTGGATAGTTGTATACATTATAATTATTATTTAATTCTTTTGAAATAGAGCTCGACGTGAAATCAATAATTGGAGTAATAATACTTGCAGTATTTCTATCAATGGGTAAATATTTTATATATCCGTTTGAGTTTGTTACAAAATCTTTATAATTGTTGGGATCTTTTTTTATATATAAATAAATACATAGTCCAACAAAAGCGAAAAAAACCATTTTATAATATTTTTCATATTTCTTTAGTTTACTAAGTAACTTACCTTCAAAATATGTATTGACTAATACCAAGACTGTTATTAATAAAATAAGCAATTCAAGTTTCATAGTATTAGATTAGTATTATTTAATATATAAATATATTATTAGAATTAATAAAACTAACAATACACTTCCAAAAATATATTTGTGCCTATTTTTCTTTTCATCATTCTTTTTAAGTTCTTTTAATTTATAGTTTTCATAATAATTATTTAAAGCATCATAATATGATAGTTCGGGTTTACCTAAATAGGTATTTATTTTATTATGTATAAAATGTGTCCACTTTGTAAGTGATTCTCGCGAGTCTAAATAAGGTGTAACGGGATATGCATCCAAAAATCTACTAAATGTATTTCCTATTTCGGGCACTGGTATAAATAATGGCAAATTTGTTATAAAGTCATAATATTTTTTTTTTGTGCTCTCATTTACATTTAATGGATATGATAAAGCAATTGTATATAATACAAACCAATAATGAGGTCCCCAAATAATAGGGTTAAATACACTAGTATTGGTCATAATAT